GACGCTCTTCCGATCTATCCAACTTGATGCTCCCGAAAATTATATGATTTCTGAAGTGTGTAGTGGTGTAAGATTGTTCAAAAGGGATTCAGATTTTTTTCGATGTGTAGATCCGATAATTTGTGAAATGATGATTGATCCTGAATATATGTATCACCCGTATACTGATGTTTCTCAAATGGTTTTAAAACACGGATTAACCTCAATTAATATTTCTTGTGGATATTACAATTATCATACCGCAAATGAATATATCGTGTTGGATGACCTTTATAATTCAATCGAGGTTGTGAAACGAATGATTGAATCATTAGGTTATGAAACTCACCTAATGGAACCTAACAGAATCAGATGGTAAAAAAAAAGGGACTTAAGTCCCTTTTTTTGTTGATATTCTGATCTCTTCTTCTTTGAAGCTTAGATAATAATTTTTACCTTCTACAATATCTCCTGAGAGATATTTTTCGGAGATTAGGTCCTCGATTTTTTCTTGTATAGCCCTTTTTATTGGTCGAGCACCATAGGTTTCATCAAAACCAACTTCGGCTATGTGATCAATAACTGAGTCCTGACAAATTACATTAATTTTCAAACTTTTCAGACGGGTTGTAAGTTTAGTGACTTCGATTTTAACAATCTCTTTTACCTCTTCTTTTCCCAATGAATTGAAAACAATTACATCATCAATACGATTAAGAAATTCTGGTTGGAAATATTTTTTCATTTCAGATTTAAGGATCAATTTCTTTTTTTCCTCTTCAGCGTATCGATTTGTTGTAAATCCAATCCCCGTTCCGAAATCTTGAATTTTTTTGATCCCAATATTTGAGGTCATAATAATTAGACAATTTTTGAAACTAATTTTCCTACCTAAACCATCGGTGATGTGTCCTTCATCCAACATTTGGAGAAGTGTATGAAAAATATCTTTGTTAGCTTTCTCAATTTCATCAAATAAAACGAGTGAGTATGGTTTTGCTTTTACTTGTTCAGTAAGTTGACCTCCTTGGTCGTAACCAACATAACCTGGGGGAGCCCCAATTAACCTAGATACAGTGTGTTTTTCTTGATATTCACTCATATCGACCCGAATTAATGCATCAGAAGAACCGAAAACTTGTTCAGCAAGTTGTTTTGCTAGGTGGGTCTTTCCAACACCTGTCGCTCCTAAGAAAATGTAAGAACCAATCGGTTTGTTAGGATCTTTAAATTTAAGTCTATTCCTACGAATAGATTTTGAGATTTTTGTGACAGCCTCACTCTGACCTATTACTTTTTTAGATAACTCAGTTTCAAGATTCGATAAACTATTCTTATCGTCGAGAGTCAATCGATTCAAAGGTATTTTGGTCATATTGGAAACAACATCTAATACAACGTCAACATCTATCGGACGTTTGTTCATCAGTAATTCCTTTTCAAATTTGTTTTTTTCAATTTCTAACTTGTCCAATATCTTTTTCTCGGTATCTCTTAGATCTGCGGCTTTTTCATAGTCTTGTTTTTTAACTACGTCTAATTTTTGTTTTTTGATTTCTGCAGCCTTGTTCTTGAGATTTTCAATAATTGGTGGAGATTTGACATCAATTTGTGATTTTGAACCTACTTCATCCAAGATATCAAAAGCTTTATCTGGGAATTCTCTGTCCGTAATATATCGATCTGCTAAATTTACACATAGTTCCAAAACCTCATCCGAGTATGTCACCTTATGAAAATCTTCATATCTTGTTTTGGACTGTTTAATGATTTGAAGAGTTTCTGATTTGGAAGGTGGATCAACAACAACCTTCTGAAATCGTCTTTCGAGAGCTCCATCTTTTTCAATATGTTGTCGGTATTCATCAAATGTCGTCGCTCCGATACAATGAATTTCCCCACGAGAAAGAGCGGGTTTAAAAATGTTCGAAGCGTCCATTGTCCCTGATGAATTTCCGGCGCCTACCATAGTGTGGATTTCATCTATGAAGATGATAACGTCTGGGTTTTCAGCAATTTCCTCGATGATAGCTTTCATTCGTTCTTCAAATTGACCACGATACTTGGTTCCAGCCACAATTGAAGTCAGATCCAAATTTACGATTCGTTTATCCCTTAAATTTCTCGGACATTTACCTTCATGAATTTGAATTGCCAAACCTTCTACTATAGAGGTTTTACCAGCCCCTGGTTCACCAATGATTATAGCATTATTTTTTTTCCTACGAGAAAGAATTTGTGCAATTCGAGAAATCTCAACTTCTCTACCAATAACTGGGTCTAGTTTCCCTTCAGATGCGAGTTTATTCAAATCTCTACTGAAATTATCCAAGACTGGAGTTCCTCCACTTTTTTTACGAACTTCTTGTTCTTTTTCGTTGTCATCCATTGATTCGATCATGATTGTAATTTTTTTACAAATATAGTGAACTATTGTCTAAAAAACAATGATTGTCAAATTGTCATATAAAATAAACTTTATATGTCATATTGACACGTTTTACTATTTGGTATGTTATTTGTTTTTGATTGTATCAAAATAAAAATATAAAAAATAAAGTTATGAATAAAAATGTAATTATCGGTATTGATTTAGGTACCACAAACTCAGCAGTAGCAATTATTGAAGGAGGTCAACCTTTGGTAATTGCCAATTCAGAAGGTAAAAGAACTACACCATCAATTGTGGCTTTTACTGATAAAGACAGAAAAGTTGGTGACCCCGCAAAAAGACAAGCAGTTACCAATCCCGAAAAAACAATTTACTCAATTAAACGATTTGTTGGTAAAGATTTTGATAAATGTAAATCTGAAACTAAAAAAGTACCTTACAAAACAATAAAAACTTCGAATGGTTTGGTTGGTGTAAAAATTGATGATAGAACATACACACCACAGGAGATCTCTGCGGCTATTCTACAAAAAATGAAAAAAACTGCAGAAGATTATTTGGGATATGAAGTAACAAGAGCAGTAATTACGGTGCCCGCATATTTTGGTGATCAAGAAAGAAGTGCGACGATCGAAGCTGGTGAAATTGCAGGGTTGAAGGTTGAAAGAATTATAAATGAACCAACGGCTGCAGCCTTAGCATATGGATTGGATAAAAAATCGAAAGATTCAAAAATTCTTGTGTTCGACTGTGGTGGTGGTACTCACGATGTTTCGGTATTAGAAATTGGTGATGGTATTTTCGAAGTTAAATCAACTGATGGTGATACTCATTTGGGTGGGGACGATTTTGATAATGCTATTATCAATTGGATGGTATCTGAATTCAAAGCTGAATATAATATAGATCTTACCAAGGACCCTATGGCATTGCAAAGAATCAGAGAAGCCGCGGAAAAAACAAAAATTGAACTTTCTTCCTCACCATCAAGTGAAATTAATTTACCATATATCTCTGTTAGTGATAATGTACCCATTCACTTTGTTAAATCTTTATCAAGAAGTAAATTTGAACAATTAACAAAAGATTTGGTAGATAGAACAATTGCTTGTGCAAAAAAAGCATTGAAAAATGCAAACCTAAAACCTTCAGACATCGATGAAGTGGTTTTGGTCGGTGGATCTACTCGTATTCCTGCAATTCAAGAAGCCGTTGAAAACTTTATTGGTAAAAAAGCAAACAAATCAGTAAATCCTGACGAGGTCGTGGCTTTAGGTGCTGCCATTCAAGGAGCTGTACTTACAGGAGAAGTTAATGATGTATTGTTGTTAGATGTAGTTCCACTTTCTTTCGGTATTGAAACTATGGGTGGTGTGATGACAAAAATTATCGAGGCAAATACGACAATACCAATCAAAAAACAACAAACATTCTCAACAGCTGCGGATAATCAACCAACAGTAGATATTCACGTGTTACAAGGTGAAAGGCCAATGGCGAATGACAATCGTTCACTAGGAAGATTTTTCTTAGAAGGTATTACACCAGCTCCTAGAGGAGTACCACAAATTGAAGTTACAATAGATATTGATGTTAACGGAATTTTACACGTAACCGCAAAAGATCAGGCATCAGGTAAAGAAAATAAAATAAGAATCGAAGGTGGATCCTCACTATCCACTGAAGAGATCGAAAGAATGAAACGAGAAGCTCAAGAAAACTTGGAAAAGGATAAACAAGCTCAACAGAGAGTGGAACTATTCAATCAATGTGATTCTCAAATATTCAATACAAAGAAAAACATGGAAGAATGGAAGGACAAATTCACTAAAGAACAATCTTCAAAGTTGAATGAAACACTCAGTCATTTAGAAAATGCATATTCAGAACGGAATGAAGAGAAGTGTAAAGAATATTCAGAAAAATTGAATAAAGTTTTTACAGAGGTTTCAAATGAAATTTATTCCACGATGAAACCTGACGATGGTAATGAAACTTCAAACAACGAAGTTCAAGATATCGAATATACTGAAGTGTAAAAATTAATGTCAGTATATTTATAAAAGACCGACCCCTTGAAAGGTCGGTCTTTTAATTTTAGGAATATGGGAATTTTAAAACAAACAATCGAGGGTACCAAAATTATAAATGAAATTCAATCATCGAATTTAATTCGATCGGAATACGACACTAGTGATAGTACTTTGGTGGTTGAATTCAAAAATGGTACGAGGTATTCATATGAAAATGTACCTCATAAAGTATACGCTCAATTTAGGTTAGCAGAATCTCAGGGTAATTTTTTTAATACAAAAATTGCCAAAGTATTCAAATACAAAAAACTGATTTGAGTGAATATTTATAATGAATGGAAGGTTATCAAGAAATACTTAAGTCATTTGAAACTAGAGATATTCTCAATGGTGAAATATGGAATAATGTATTTACAGACAACCCAGTATTAAAACCTCAAATTAGAAAAGTTTTATTGAAAATAGCTTCTGAATTTCAGGGTTATTTAGGTGACGATGTTTTCGTTTCAGATGTAAGATTCACAGGATCTTTAGCAAATTTTAACTGGTCCAAATTTTCAGATATAGATTTACATGTAATTTTGGATTATGATCAATTCGAACCATCTGAAAGAGAATTGTATAAAGAACTTTTCAATTTAAAAAAAACACTTTTTAATGAAAACCACGACATAACCGTAAAAGGTTATGAAGTGGAATTATACGCTGAAGATATTTCAGAAAAACATGTGTCCTCGGGGGTATTTTCAGTCCTTTACAATGATTGGATTAATAAACCAGTTAAGAAAAAAGTATCGATTGATAAAAAGTTTTTCCTCAAAAAAGTGGACACAATGATGGATAGAATTGATAATTTAATGATTGATGTCAAAGATTTGGATATTGACACCGCACTTAAAAAGATAAAAAATTTCACAGATAAATTAAAAAAATATAGAAAGTCAGGTTTAGATAGTGGTGGTGAATTATCTTATGAAAATATGATTTTTAAATTTTTGAGAAGAAATGGATATTTGGACAAATTGAATACATTCAAAAATCAATTAATGGATAGGAAACTTTCATTGTAATTTACAAAAAATGAATTATTTGTCATTTTAGTATATTTATCTATAAAAAAAATTATGGTAGGAGCATTTAGCGCTGGAACAGAATATTTTGAATGTAAAACTTGTTTCAGTACAACAGGTTGTACTTGTACAAGTGTAACTCAATCAACTTTACCACACCCTATTTGGTCGACCAACCGAGAAGTTGCAATTATTCAATTGGGGATGGTTCAATTGGGTGGAATGCACGGGTTAAATTCATAATAAAATTAAAAAAAAATAATAAAATGGCAGACTTAAAACCGATCGGAAGTGAAAAACTAACAGGTGAATCCAAAATAAAAAGGATTTTAGAAATTTCACGATACAAAGAAAATATTCCGAGTAATATTAATGAAACTGATAGAACTGAATATAGTAAAGTTTTGTCAGATGGAAAAGAATATGAAATCGTTAAAGAAAAAATGGGATATGTCATCAAAAAAAGAGTTGATGAGTCATATGACTATATTGAACCGATGAAAAATAGAAAACATTATAGTTCATATTCCGCAGCTCTTAAGCGTCTTAACTTAATTGCAAAAGAAGTCAACAGATTAACTGAGAATCAAGAGGAAACTCCACTTTTGAACATAGGTGAACAAAAAAAATTCACTCTTAAAACTCCAAAACCACCTGTAGCACCTGATCCTGTTACATCACAACCTGTTGCTCCACAAGAAATGCCTTCTGTTGATGTACAATCATCTCAGACAGGTACAACACCACCAGATGATTTACCTCCTATGGATATGAGTCAAGACATGAGTGGTTCTGGTGAACAAATGGGTGATATGGGCGATATGGGTGATGAGATGCCTGATATGGGTGCAGAAATGCCTGATATGGGCAATGAGATGCCTAGTATGGGAGATAGAGAAGAGGTTACTTTTCGTACTGTCCAAAAATTAACCGGAAAGTTGGGTCAAAAGTTAAGAATGTTGGATGATTCTGTGGGAATGACCTCCGAAGATATCAAATATGTTTTAAATTCAATATTATCGGCAGTTAATTTAGCTAAATTGGACGATGAGGATCGTGAAGATATTTTAACTAAATTCGAAGAAGATTATGACGAAGACATGATGGGATCGGATGAAATGAACACCGACATGGAAATGGATATGGATATGGAGACAGGTGATGAAGGACAAGAAATGCCACCAATGAAAACTGAAATAGAAGATGAAACAGAGGAAGGTATGTATAGAAAGAAAATAGGTTCAATTATGGACTCTGTATTTGCAGAATCTGAGGTCGAAAAACTATTATCTCAATATTATAGAATTAATGAAAGTGAACAATTACAGAAGAAAAATAAAGACACTGATTACAAAAAAATTGCAATAAAACAAGTTAGACAATTAGCAGAGACCAAAGAACAAAGGGAAAGTGCTGAGTTTATTATACGTGAAACTAGTGGATTTAAGTTCAAAGGAAAAACAAATTTAAAAAATTTAGTTTTTGAACATGAAGACAATATTTTGAAAATTAGTTTAGATGGTGAATTTCTATGAGTCATCTTATTTATATCAACGGACTAGGACCAAACTATAAAGGGGATAATATTTACGAATTTATCTTCAGTGATGTTTTTGATGTTTGGGGTGAGAATTGGGATTCTAAACCCGCTCATGGAACTCCAACTCCTCCTGATATAAAATACATTCAAAAAGTTGGTGTACTACGTAACACCGAAGTAGTGATGGAATTAGTACAGAACTCCGATTATATGGGAGTTATTGACGCTATGGAGGATATAATAGCATTGGGATGGGAAACTGATGAAAGTTGTGGTGAGAATAAAAGATTGGTATTTAAATTCGGAGAATCAGAAAAAAGTATCAACGATAAACTTTACGAAAGAGACATCGTATTAGAATTTGAAAAACAAGTATCATATGCTTAAGAATAAAATTGAAAAACTAATCAGTGCTGGTTTGAGTCGTAAAATGGTTACTCAACTTTCAGAAAATTCTGTAAACTTATTATTTAATAAATTTTTTGTCAATGAACAAGTCACTATGGTTCCAGCTCGTGACCAAGCGACCATTAAAAAAATGAAAGACCAAAAGAAAATATTTCAGGTCTATGAAAAAGAAGTGACTGAGGATGAAGAAGATCCTATGGACTTCGAAAAAGGACAAAGAACGCAAGACCCTCATCAGGTTGGTCCATCTACAGATGATGGTTTTGGTAATTATGGTGATGGTATGGATGAAGGTGAGATGACGGAAAAAAAACAAACAAAAAACCCATGGGCAATATGTACCGCAACCATGGGTAAAAAATTTGGTAGTACTGAACGAAGTGATTGGTCTAAAAACCAAATGAAACAATATGAGAAATGTGTTATGGATGTCAAAAAACAAATTAAGGAAAACAAGAACCCAATAATTCCAATTTTGGAGAACATAACAAGAAATCAGATAAAAACAAATTTATTACCACAAACAGACAAAGCAACACTTATTGAGATGATTGCGCAAAATCAATCTATTATCAAAAGACCCTTACACAACAACAAACAAATTGGAAAATTCAAAATGAATAAGAAATCACAAACTCCAGTGTTTTCAATTACAAAAGGAAAATTAGAAAGTGATCTTAAGGAGATAGAAACAACTGAAAACAAAATTCGTGATTTAGTACCAAATCCTGGTAAGGTTAAAATACCAGATTATTTAACATTTGATCAATTAAATATAAAATTTAAAAAATAATGTCTTACAAAAAACATATAAAAGAAGCTCCCATCGATTATGGTGGAAGACCTGAAAGGATGGATCCTAGTATTCAAAGGAAAATTGAAAGAGGAGAGACTCCCGTTTCAAAACAACCTTTTTTACCAAAAACCACAGGAACCCAAACTTTTGAGGAAATTATTGCATCCGATAGATTCAAACAAGTTGTCGATAATATTAGGAGATATGCTCAAATTCCAGGTCCTATCGATATAAGAAGTATTGGTAATTTACAAATGTTATTAATGGGAGCTTTGAGAGAAATCGTAAACATTGAAAGACAACACAAAGAATATCTAGAAAATTTATCTATTGAATTAGTCCGACAGGAATTAGAAATAGCACCTACAGAAATTGAGTATGAAGCTTACTTAGTGAGTCAATCAGGAATTCCTGATGAAGGATTTCAGATGGAACCTGATGAAAAAACTGAAGAAGAAATACTTCAACTTTTCAAAGATCCTGAAAATGAAGAGGAAAACCCTGTTGATGCGTTAATAAAGGCCTTGGACGAATTTAATATCGAAAGAAGTAAAAGACGTTTGATTAATATGTTTATTCAGGGTGCTGGAGCTAAAGGTCAGTATATGTTTCATTTAGTTGAAGAAAAATTAAACGCTTTAGATCCTAGATTGTTGAATTTGTATGGTACGTTAATGTCTATAAATGAAATACTTTATTGGATTTTGAATGAAAATATGTTGAATAATTTAATGGGTAGTAAGGCTGGTTCAGAAGAAATTGATACAACCTCAGACCCACCTAAAGTAGTTGCACGGGGTGTTATATTTCCTGTTTTATTACATGAATTAGTCAAAGGAACATACGATGTCATAGGAACCTTTGGTTTACCATCAAACCCCGACCAACAAAAAGCGGTTACGGGGTATGAAGATACATTACCTGCAGAAGTTTGGGATTTAAGATTTGGTCCAATTTTTTGGGAAAAGTTAATTACCACTTACCCGAACAAAATTTTCGAACCTGGTCAAAAATTCATTCAAAATTATCTTTTTCAAAAATTTGTGATGATAAGTGCTGAGGATTTCATTAATTTGACTAAAAAGGTTTTAAGTGGAGATCCTAAGGCCAACCAAATTATTGATAGAATGGTAAATGAAATTGTGAGTAAATTAAATGAACTTGAATATCAAAGAGGTCAAGAAGATAGTGACGATGATGATGGGTTGGGAGATATAAATATAGACGATCTTTTCAAATAAAGTTGATGGAATGGGGTTTTCAAAAGAACAATTATTACTTGAGTACACTAAATGTGTAAGGAATACTGAATATGCTTTAAGAACGTATTTACAAACTTACGACAATACTCAATCAAAATATGTTCCATTAGAGTTATTTCCTGATCAAGCAAACCTTATCAAAGATTACGAAGAGTACAACGAAAACATTGCCAAAAAGTATAGACAAGCAGGGGTATCAACGGTAACTGCTGCTTGGATAAGTAAGAAATTAGCTTTTGCTCTCAAGAACAAACCTGAAAAGGTTTTGTGTATTGCAAATAAGTTAGATACGGCTGTTGAATTTGCAAATAAAGTTAGAGGATTTATTGACCAATGGCCTAGTTGGGTTGGTATAACATACAGTTCCGAAAAAAACTCTCAAAGACACTTTAAAATATCGAATGGATGTGAAGTAAAAGCGGTTGCAACATCGAAGGATGCGTTACGTGGTTATACTCCTACAATTCTAATATTCGACGAGGCGGCGTATATCGAGGCCGATAGTGATTTTTGGGCGGCTTGTATGGCCTCATTATCCACAGGTGGTAAAGTTATTGTAATATCAACACCAAACGGGTATGATCCAATTTATTACGAAATTTACGATCAATCAATAAGAGGTATTAACGATTTCAAAATATCAGAAATGTTTTGGTGGAGAGATCCACGATACACAAAAGATTTACAATTTATCAAAGTAGATGATTTAATACATTTTTATTTGAACAGAGATGAATATCCAAACCCTGAAATAGTTGATGTTTCAGAAAAATTACCTGCGGATAGAGATTATGACGAAATACAAAGACTTATAGATGATGGATTCAAACCAACCTCGAATTGGTTTGAAAAGATGGTCAAGAAATTAAAATATGATAAAAGAAAAGTTGCTCAAGAATTAGAGTGTAATTTTTTGGGGTCAGGAGATAACGTATTTGATTCAAACTTGGTCCAAAAAATATTAGAAAACGATGTTAAAGACCCATTAAATAAAATGGTAAGTGGTGGATTATGGTTGTGGAAAGAACCTATCATAGGTCACAGATACATTATGGGTGTAGACGTTTCGAGAGGTGATAGTGAAGACTTTTCAACTTTCCAAATTTTTGATTTTGACGATAAAGAACAAGTTGTTGAATATTTGGGAAAACTTCCACCAGATAATTTAGCTGACATAGTTTATAAATGGGCGACTATGTATAAAGCCTTTGTAGTTGTTGATATCACAGGTGGAATGGGAGTTTCTACAGCAAGAAAACTCCAAGAACTTGGTTATAAAGAACTTTATGTGGATGGTATGGACATTGCAAATAAATGGAAATTTGACCCAAAAATGCAAGACAAAATACCTGGTATTAATTTCAACAATAAACGAGTTCAAATTATTGCTGCGTTAGAAGAATATTTTCGACATGGTTTAAAAATACATTCTATTCGTTTAGTCAACGAAATGAACACTTTTGTTTATGTGAATGGTAGACCAGACCATATGAAAGGACAACATGATGACCTTATTATGTCTTTGGCTATGGCGGTCTATGTTGCGGATTATTCATTTGCTCAGTTACAAAAAGTTTCACAACAAGCAAAGGTTTTACTAGAATCATGGGAGGTTAAATCGTACGAACAACCAGCGACAACACATTTTAATCCCGCATTACCAAATACAAATTATAGAGAAAATCCTGCGTTTAGAAATCAACCTTCGTTAAACGATTATAAAGAATATTCATGGTTGTTTGGAAGTGGTAAGCGTTGATTTAATTAGTCGAATATTTATTGTTAATTATGGAAAATAAAAATTTAACGATTTGGCAGAGATTATCTCAAAGTTTAGGGCCAAATTCTTTATTGGGTCAAGATTTACCAACATATACTTTTGATAAAAAAGAATTACTCAAGACCCAAAATAAAGACGAATATGAAAAACAAAAACTTCAAGCTCAACAAACATATTATCTTGTAAGTCAATGGGCTAAAGTTGAAAATAATCTATACAATCAAGCGGTATATTATGAACCAACAAGATTGGCTTCATATTATGATTTTGAAAGTATGGAATACACACCTGAAATTGCCTCAGCATTAGACACATACGCTGAAGAATCAACTACGGTCGATGAAAATGGATTTATGTTACAAATCTATTCGGACTCACCGAGGATTAAATCAATTTTAGCTGACTTGTTTAATAATGCTTTAGATATCAATACAAATTTACCTATGTGGACGCGTAATACCGCTAAGTATGGTGATAATTTTGTGTTTTTGAAATTAGATCCTGAAAGAGGTGTTGTTGGGTGTCTACAGTTACCAAATATAGAGATTGAAAGGATCGAGGTTGGTATGAAAGGTAGAGCAACCTCAGGTTTTGGGGCTGCACAATCATCAAGACCAGATGTGAAAAGTTTGACATTCACTTGGAAAAACAAACAACTTGATTTTAATAGTTGGGAAATTGCACATTTTAGATTGTTAGGAGATGATCGTAAGTTACCATATGGTACATCGATGACTGAGAAGGCAAGAAGAATTTGGAAACAATTGGTGTTAGCTGAGGATGCGATGTTAGTTTATAGGACCTCACGAGCACCTGAGAGAAGAGTTTTCAAAGTTTATGTAGGAAATATGGATGATGCCGATGTATATCCATATGTACAAAGATTTGCACAACAATTCAAAAAGGACCAAATAGCTGACCCTAAAACGGGTAATGTCGATATGAGATTCAATCAAATGGCGGTTGACCAAGATTTCTTTATCCCTGTTAGAGACCCCGCAGCACCAACACCTATCGATACCTTAGCAGGGGCTCAAAATCTTTCTGAAATTGCTGATATCGAGTACATTCAGAAGAAACTTCTAACTGCTTTAAGAATTCCTAAAGCATTTTTAGGATTTGAAGAACCCGTCGGAGATGGGAAAAATTTATCACTTCAAGATATTCGTTTTGCTAGAACGATCAATCGTATTCAAAAATGTATGATTGCTGAACTAAATAAAATCGCAATAATTCATTTATTTCTTTTAGGGTTTGAGGATGAGCTAGGTTCATTTCAATTGTCTTTGACCAATCCATCAAAACAAGCTGATTTACTTACTGTGGAAGTTTGGAAAGAAAAAATGTTATTGTATCGAGATGCTGTTACAAAAATTGAGGGAATTGCACCTGTGTCCACAGCTTGGGCTAAAAAACACATACTTGGTTTCTCTGACGATGAAATCAAATTGGATCTTAACCAACAAAGAATGGAGATTGCAGTTGCTGCTGAGTTAACAAATACTCCTAACGTTATTAATAGAACGGGTATCTTTGACAATATTGATAAACTGTATAGTAAATCAATTTTAAGTGGTGAAACCGCCACGAGTGGATCTGTTCCACCTGGTGGTGCAGAACCTTTACCACCTATGGGGGGCGAATTAGGTGGTATGGCTCCTGGACCTGGTGGTGAAACACTTCCTCCTCCTGAAGAACCGACATTGGCTCCTGAAAATACAAAGAAGTCTACAAATATTATTCTAGAAAGATTGGAAATCGAAGAAAAAAGTGAGATTGATTTTGATAAAGGAGAAAAAATATTACAATCAATAAGTCAAGTGTTGGATAAATTGTCGGACGATAATATTTAATAAATAAACATTATGAAATTCGGAGAACTTTTTTCATCAATAGAAGATCATCTAATCTCGTCATACCAAAATGGTATTTTCGAACAGGAGATTAAAAAATTCAAGAAATTGGTTCTTGAAAATAAAGATTTAACTTCTGTATTTTATCACTATCAATCATTAAAAAACACAAGGTCTTTAGATAAGGACACTGCTGAAATTTTTATTCAAGAATCTGTAAAACAGATTGAAGAAAATAAAAAATCGGTGAAGAAAAAATTGGCAGAATTTTGGGTTAAAGAAATCAAAACTGATAACATATACGAGGATATTGATAATTTAATTTACCCTGATTTCACAAATTTGGTGGAGTGTGCACACTCTAAAAAAAGGTTAATTAATCAACTTTCAGAAGATACAGAAAAGAAAGAAAATATCAATTTACCAATTAATTCTATTCTGAAGATAGCAAATAGTACCGCGTCTAATTATATTTCGAATTTAGATGAAAATACTCAAAAAGAGTTGATGAGTATTTTGACAGAGAGTGAAGAAACTCTTCAAAAAAAATATGACGAAGTCAAAACCAATACTATCAATAAATTACTAGACATCTCAAAAGAAAATACTGAAGACATTTCTTCAAAAATTCAAGAAACCATCAGTACCATTGAGAAAGAAACTTTTGATAGGATTAACTTTGTTAGGTTAAAAAACCTATACGAGAGCTTGTAAATTTACCCCTCAGAACTACGTTTTTTTTGTATAAACTGAGCTTTTAGAATTTCTTTCCTTCTTTTTTGAGATTTACTTTCATGAGATAATCTTGACAAAAGAATTTCATTCTGTTTGGTTCTGATTATTTTTCCTTTCAATAATTTGAGACTTTTGTCGAGATTCGACGTACCATTAATTTTTATTATTATCATATCAACTAATTATATTAATTATGAAAAAAATTTGATTTATATCAATATTATAACTATTTTTTTGAAAAAAAATAAACCATTGTTATTATGTTAATTAATGAAAAAAGGCAAAACGTGTAAATTAAATGGATTTACAAGATTAAAAAGTACGTACGGTACAGTGGATTCAAGAACATTTAAATCATTGTATTTGAATATCCAAAGTTGGGTAACACCCAAAAAAAATGTTGAAAATTGGTCGAGAGTCATAAACATATTAAATAGAGAAATCAAAGAAACCATAGGTGATTTTTTAGATCTTAATTTATTTCAATCTACATTCATTTGTGATTTAGATCTTAGAACTAGTGGTCTTGTTATGGGTAAAAAAAGTTTTATGAATTTAGAAATAACTTTTTTCGTAAATAAAAATGTTGAGTTTAAATCTCTGATCTTAAAAAAACATTTGCAAGATATAACTTCTTTTATAAATTCCCATAATTTTTCTCAAAATATTTATTTCGATTTTGAAAAAACAAAAAAAACAAAAACAATCGAAACTACCTAATATTTATTTATAAATTTTTTATGAAAATATTAGGACCAAACGAAGTGGGAAAAGGTATCTTGATTGAGATGGACGCAGGATTTGTGTCTGCCACAGATCACAGAAACATAAAAGTTTTGGAAGAACAAAAAACTCAATTAGATTATTCGAAACCTTTTGAATTTTATGCTGTATTACAAAAATATAATACACCAAATAGAAATGGTAGAATTTATCCAGAACAAATTCTTAAAAGAGAAGCTGAGAACTACAAAAAATTAATTAAGAAAGGAGTTGCACTATCTGAATTAAACCATCCAGAGTCTTCATTGATTGATTTAGACCGAGTATCTCACATAATTAGTGACTTATGGTGGGAAGGTCAAATGTTACTTGGAAAACTAAAACTTTTAACGTCACCTGGATTTCATGAGAGGGGGATAGTATCAACCAAGGGAGATCAAGCAGCAAATTTACTAAGACAAGGAGTAACTTTAGGAATATCATCTAGGGGTGTTGGGTCTCTGAAAAAAGTTGGAGAACAAAACGAAGTTCAAAAGGATTTTGAATTAATATGTTTCGACTTAGTTTCTTCACCTTCCACACCAGGAGCTTATTTGTTCTCAAACATTGACGATCGACATTCATTCGATGAAAATATCGAAGAAGAAAAAAAATTAAGACAGATATCGTCAGAATCCACTGAAAACACAAATCCTATGAATCGGTCTATTGACTTGATGAATAAATTGAATAACTTTTTAAGAAAATAATTTATGGAAGATTCTAAATATTTTGTATGTAAAGTACAATACGATCTACCTGATGAAAATTCAGGTAAGATCAAAAAAATCACTGAAATGAAATTGGTACGAGCAATTTCAGTTACTGATGTCGAGGCAAAAGTAACTGGAAAGTATCAAGGCTTTCAACATGATTGGCGAATAACGTCAGTGATTGAAAGTAAAATCGATGAAGTGATCGAGTAAAAATGAACCCCACCAAAGAGTGGGGTTTTTTTTTGTTTAATTTTTTTTACAATAAAAATTGTAAAAATCAATATTTTTTGCGCTATGGATATATTTATATGGAAAAATTTAATATTTTATGGCAGACAAAAAGTCATTAGTAGAAGAAGCTCTTCTTCAGATGAAAAATCTAGAAGATGTTGTAACTGAAAACGCAAAAGGAATACTTGCTTCAACGATGAAGGAAGAAATCTCTGAGTTAGTAAAAGAGTCGTTAAAGACTAAAAATAAACTAAAAGAACAAGCTGAACCTGAAATAGATTCTGAAGAAGAAATGGATATGGACTCTGAAGATGAAATGGATATGGATTCTGAAGATGAAATGGATATGGACTCTGAAGATGAAATGGATATGGACTCTGAAGATGAAATGGACATGGATTCTGAAGATGAAATGGATATGGATTCTGACGAATTAGATATCGACATTGAAGATGAAGATGTTGTAGAAATCCCTGATGATGCATCGATGGAAGACGTATTAAGTGTTTTCAAAAAAATGGGTCCATCTGATAGAATTATCGTGAAAAAAGAAGGTGATAAAATTCACCTTGATGACGAAGAAGAAGATGTAGAATATATCATCTCAACAAACGAATCTATTACCGAAAAAATGTCCGATTCCCAAATGGACCAAATCATGAATGATATTTTCTCAGAAGAAATGGATGAGGAAATGGATGAAGAAATGGATGAAGAAATGGATGAGGAAATGGATGAAGAAATGGATGAGGTTGTGTATGAAATTTCTATGGATGAGGAAGACACAGATGACGAAATCGATGAAGAAGATATGGAGGAATCTATGCATGAATCAAAAAGTGGTATGAAACCAATAATGTTTTCAAATTGGAAAGCTGGTAAACCATTGGGGTCAAAAGCCGAAACCAAAGAATCTACAACTACAAAACCAAAAGAAAAAGAAAAAGTTGAAACTGGTAAAGATAAAAAACGCAGTCCTTTCCATAGACCAGGTGAAAAAACAGCCCCTAAAGCTAAAAAAACTGAAACAAAAGAGGGTATGGGAAAAATACAACCTACAGGAAAAGCTAAAGGTACTGGAATGAATCTTTCTCCCAAGAAATTTGAATATAAGGAAGGTAAGAAACATGACATTTCTGCTGTGGAAAAAAGAATCGCCGGAGCTTTCTCAAAAAGTGAAACTAAAGAAGCTGCTAGAACACTAAGTAACGGAACTAGAAATTACGGACTGAGAAAAGGTTTACCAAAAGCTAAAGTAATCCCGAATTCGGCAGTGAGCGAAGAAGTCCAATCTCTAAGACAGAAGAATGTTGAGTATCAAAAAGCTTTAAATGTTTTCAGAGAAAAACTTAATGAAGTTGCTGTTTTCAATTCCAATTTGGCTTATGCAACTAGATTGTTCACAGAACATCCTACTTCAAAACAAGAAAAAATTAACATTCTTAGAAGGTTTGATGATGTTGAATCAATCAAAGAATCAAAAAATCTTTACAATTCAATTAAAAACGAATTAACAAATTCCTCGAAAAATGTTGTGACTGAATCTATGGAAAAAATCGAAAAAACACACACCTCAGGTTCTTCACAAAATTTAATCGAATCAAAAACTTATGAAAATCCTCAGTTCTTGAGAATGAAGGATATCATGCAAAAAATAAACAAATAAACAAAACTAAATAAAAAAAAATGGGTGCATTATTAGAAAGCGGTCTTGTTGGTAACATCGGGTTAAAACACCTTAAAGTTATCAAAGAAGATACAATCAACAAGTGGGACAAACTTGGGTTCTTAGAAGGACTAAAAGGTCATATGAAAGAAAACGTTGCTCAGTTATATGAGAACCAAGCGTCATTCTTGATAAACGAAGCGTCATCGACTTCTGACAGTGGCTCTTTTGAAACCGTTGTATTTCCTATCGTAAGAAGGGTTTTCTCAAAACTTTTAGCTAACGATATCGTATCGGTACAAGCAATGAACTTACCTATCGGTAAATTGTTCTACTTTGTTCCTAAAATTCAAGGTTATTCGGGTGGAACATCACCAAATGATTTGGGATGGTTAGGTCAAAGTGGTGACCACTATGCTCCAATTGGTTCACCTGGTAACTATCCAGGAAATCAAAATGCAGGTTATACTGCAGCGGACAGCACAGGTACTTATAACCCTTATTACCAAAAAGATCTTTACGATTTATTTTATGAAGGTGATGAGGCAACATTAAACCCTCCAGGTCTTTTTGACTACTCTAAAGGTAAATGGACCGCAACAACTGCTACAACAGCAACTGTTGCTTGGAATGCTGGTGGAAACCTAGTAGTTTCTGGTTACGGCTCAAGTGATTACCGTAAAGTAATCTTAGCAATGAGTGGTTTCTCAAACGCTGGTGCTGGTCAATTAATCGGACCAAATGGTAATACTATGGATACCGAAGAATTCCTTTCAGGCTTGAACATTTTCGGAGCTTACGGTAACACAACAACGTCAAGTCAGGCCTCAGGTAATGGTAATCCTTTCCTTTTCAGAGTTGTAACTCAAAAGTATGGTAAAGGCATCGTTCAATACGGTTCACAAACCAATACTACATGGCCGATTGGTAACAATTCGGGCGGTGCTTACAACAATGTTTGTGATGCAAATGGTGTTATTTATTTGGAAGTTGATTTACAACAACCTGTATGTGTTTCTTGTGGACAAACAACACCTGATGGTTATACAGGATCTACATTCTCATCATCAACCGCGAATAACAACGCCTTTATCGCGATCTACAGAGTTTATAAAGAACTTGAATTCGAAGATCAAATCGGTGAGGTTTCTTTCGATTTAGAATCCGTTACAGTATCTGTAACAGAACGTAAATTGAGAGCACAATGGTCTCCTGAACTTGCTCAAGACGTTTCAGCGTTCCACAACATTGATGCTGAAGCTGAGCTTACAGCTCTTCTTTCTGAACAAGTTGCCGCTGAAATCGACAGAGAAATTTTGAGAGATTTGAGAAAAGGTGCCGCTTGGAACTTGAGATGGGATTACAACGGTTGGAAGAGATTGGCTTCTACAGGAACTACTCCTTATACTCAGAAAGATTGGAACCAAACACTTATTACCGCTATCAACCAATTGTCGGCACAAATCCATAAGTCGACATTGAGAGGTGGTGCTAACTGGATCGTTTGTTCTTCTGAGATTTCAGCGATCTTTGATGATTTGGAATATTTCCACGTATCAAACGCTGCTCCTGAGCAAGATCAATACAACATGGGTATTGAGAGAATTGGTACACTATCCGGTAGATATCAGGTTTACAGAGATCCATATTTCCCACCAAACCAACTTATCATCGGTCACAAAGGTACTTCATTGTTAGACACAGGTTACATTTACGCTCCGTATGTACCTCTACAATTGACGCCTACTATGTACAATCCGTTCAACTTTACACCTATCAAAGGTATAATGACAAGATACGCTAAGAAAATGGTTAACAACCGTTTCTATGGTCGTGTGACTTGTGACGGTATCCGTACTTTCGATTTGAGAGAATTACGTTAATCTTCTCAATGGTAATTGAAAAGGGGACAAGAAATTGTCCCCTTTTTTTTTAGATTTCAGATTTCGGAGAGGAAAGAATTAGAATTCTTAAAGATTTAGATATAACTTCACTTTCTTTTAACGAAAATACTCCATTTATGTGAGCATAATTCAGAGCTTGTTGAATACAATAAGCGGCTTGAGCAGAATTAATTTCATCAATAAATTTTGACAAATTTTCTTCCGAGTCATAATTTATAGAACCAAATAAAGTTCCTAAAATTTTTGAATTTTGTTGTTCATTTTCCATACGCAAGGTATTTATGGTAATATACATAAAAAAAATGAATAATCAACTCAGGGAGGATTTAGCTGTTTGGTTCGGAACCAAAAAGAAAAAAAAGGGAACCAAACAACCACAAGGACCTTGGGTTAATATTTGTAGAAAAAAAGAGGGTGGTGGACATCCACCATGTGGGAGAGGGGACACTGACAAAGGTGCGTATCCGAAATGTAGAGCTAAAGGAGTTGCATCAAGAATGACTGACGCTCAAAAGAAAGCCGCATGTCAACAAAAAAGAACTGCAGAAAAAAAAGACACACAATCAGGTAAAGGTCAAAAACCTGTATACACATCATATAAACCCAAAAAAACTAAAAAAAATGAGGCTATGAGAGCCATGATTAAAAATCTTCTGCAGGAAACAATAAATAGAAAACAAATGCTTGAATTAGGAACTTTAGTAGAACTAGAACATACTAAAAATCCTACCAAGGCAAAAAAAATAGCCAAAGATCACTTAGATCAAAATTCTAAATATTATTGTCTTATGTTTAGAATAGGATTAATAGATGAAAAAGATGCCAAAAAAATGGCCAAAGAAATATGTCCTACGATTCAAGAAAATGAAGAATACCTCTGAGTGAGTATTTGATATTTTGGGTTATTTTTTTTTCCATCATAGATCTCTTCAATTCAATTTTTTCATTGAATCTGTCTACGAGTTTGCCGTGTAGAAATTCGTTCATAAATACTGTATAAGCACAATGGTCATTTACAATATTTACATTAACTGAATCAATAGTCACAAATAGATTTTTGGACTCGTTTTTAATGTACCTTTTATTTGTGATTGGGGTCATTAAAAGTTCACTCGATTCATCGTCAATCAAATTCATACAAATTTTGAGAGCAATCATTTCGTAACGAGACTCCATTTTGGGTCTATAATACCTCAGACTTTGGATATAAATTTTTTTGAAGTACCTTTTGATTTTCAAGTAAAATTTTTTCATGGTTTGGTTTAGTCCCACAAATATAATAGACTTGATTGAATAATCCAAATCAACAATAGGGTGGTGAACATCTTTTTTTTCCATCCAAACCTTTAACTTTTCCTTTACATACTTGCACCGCATAGCCGTTAGCATAGGCACTTGGATATACATCAAATTTTGCTTTTGCTGCCGATTTACCTCTTGCACATAATTTTGTTCCTGTTTTTTTTCGACCTTCTTGAACCTGTAGTTGTTTACTATCTGATCTCTCCTCTAAATATTTTATGTACATTTCCAAATCATTCATACCAAAATAATCAATATTATTTTCATTGAACCATTGTAATACTTCTTGCCAACTTATGTCTTTCTTGATACTTTTAAGACACTCTATTGAACTTTTCATATTGTTAGTCAACATTGGTTGTTCCTGTATCATATTAGTTTCATTGTTGAAATTATTTTTCATAAAATCATACACTTGGTCAATCGATTCTGTTGATGACGCAACATGATCCTGAGCCCAGTCGTGACCATCATCCAATAGTTGTTCTACCTTATTTCTATCATATTTTAACAATTCATTTGCTTGATCCCTAATTTGTTCTAAATTAGAAAAAAACATATATCTGTCTTCTTGTTCTGATACTAATTTTTCTAATAATTTATACTGACTTTGGTTTAAAATAATTTTTTTCATTTTTGGTTTACTATTTGAAAAGTTAATTGTCTTTTATAAGTATCTTTTTGCCCAGAAGTATTCACTTTGATGTCAACGTAATATTCATTGGGTATTTTATCTCTTGTGTCGAAAATAAAATAATACTCGTTAGGTGTTCGGTTTATAGGTGTCCACCCTTGAACTTCTACTTCTGTTTGTCCTTCTCTTACATATACTCGGTACTGAGCTTCTATGTTTTGTAAAACATATGCACTTGAATATGCTTGTTTTATTACCACCATCACTTTTCGTATGTCGGTATTTACAATTTTTTCATTTTGTTTGATACCACTAAAATCAAACCCATACAATAGTGGGTCTTTAGATATACTACCAATCTGATAAAATGCCGAGGAGGATTGTAAAACGAATTGGTTTTCAACATCATCAAGATTATTACCTTGTGCGATAATATTTGTCCATTTATCTGTAAATTGACAAGGAGTATTGTAACCTGATAAAGGTGGAATTACAACCTCATAAACACCCTTGGTTACCAAACAAGTAGTCAAACCTGTATAACCTGCTATGGGTTCATCATCAGGATCCAAAATGTCTACAATTGGATTTTGATCTAAATTTAGATAATCACCATTAGCAAAAATATACAAGTACAATTTGTTTGTTCTACCTTGTACAAAGGTGACTCGATTGTCTTCAATCAAATCATCAAATGTGGTTTGTAAGAATGGTTGATAGAATGTTTGTGTATGTCTTGTAAAAAATCCCACAGAATACGTTACAGTGAGTCCTGTGATGTTTTCTATTTGAGGGACGTATGCAATCCCCCAACCCGTAGAACCTGTCGTAGAACCCGTTATAATCGAATTTATTTCGTGGGTCATATCAAAATTGATATCTTCGTTTCCAAATTCAAAGTGTTGAGTATCAACAATAGTCAAAGCAGAATAATTTAATCCTGTATTACCCGTACTAGTATTGTCGTTACTGTAAATGCCAGGCAAAGACCAATTTGTAATTGTAGTTGTTTGATACCAATTTGATGGTCTTGTAGAAAAATTCTTATTGTAACCCCAACTATCTAATGCGGGTGTATCCACATAATCGTATCCAACACCTTCATCCCAAGTTTGTGTGTTCCCTGTTGACCCAGAAGATTTTGGTATTCTAAAAAGAATTAAGTCAAATGAAGTTGCTCTTATCGATTGATCGGAAGCTTCTGTATTAAGAAGATCGATATCAAAACTTGAAGTGTTGGTCATCTTCAAGGTGTGGGTCATAGCGGATGTACAACCTGTGGATATAACACCTGAAGCTATGTTTTCCAATAATGGATCAAGATCTAAATCAAAGATAAACCTTGTAAAACCATTTGGGGCTGTTGTTTGAAGACTCGTACCATAAAATAATTGCATTACGGGGTTTCTACCCGTATTTACAAAACTAGTCTTTTGTATGGTATTATTTTTTGAAAAATAGGAACGGAAAATTGACATTCATGTATTTTATTATAAATATCAATTTATTCGGATATTTTCATTGAGAGCTCTAAATCTCCATGGAAAAGAAAATAATTCTGATTTTTTGTCACCAGCCCAAGTAAGGGAATCTGGTGGTAAACTTGGGTGAGAATGAACATGATTTTGTAGAAAACGAGATATTTTTTCTAAATAGTCAAATAATATGTCACCTCTTACCATAGCATACGTGTTAGGTAAAACATTTTGTTGTAGTTGTTGTTGTGTAATTCCCATCATAGTGTTTGGATTAGGGGATAATTTTGGATCAAAAACTATATTTCCTGTTCTGTGGGACATCATTATTAAAGTATCCGCGGCACTCATCATAAACGTTCCAAACTCACTTGTTATTTGTTTTGGGGTGATAGTTTCAATAGTTAATTCACTTGGTTTACCTATAGATCCTTTACTACTCACCAAAGCAAATGAAAAACCTTTGGGACCTTGTCCTGGATTTAAAGTTATTTTGGAAATAAAGGAAGATGCATTTGAAAAAATTATTGCGTTATTAACATCTGAACCAGGTTTAAGAATATTTCTTATTTGTGTATTTGGTCTATATGCGAACGGGAATCTATCGTTACCCAAACTAGGTCCATTAGTCATAGAACCATTATTCACTTGATTTATAAATGAATTGATTGCTGAAACCGCATCATCTAAAGTAAGTCCCATAAATTGTTGTGAGAAGATAACATATGATAAATTAGTTAAGTCTGAATCATAATTGATATTATCTGTTAATGTCTTTTCACCTGGTTTCAGTTTATACAAAGTAATATCGCCTGTAAAAGCATTTTGTTGATTGTCCAAATTATAGATATTCCATTCAATAAGTAATTGTGTTTGTTGGTTCAACTGATTAATTTTAATCAAATCTTGTGATTTTAGATCTACAGATTTGGTATCAAAACTAGAAACTTGAATATATGCTCTTTTTTCATTTGCTAACGGAAATTTATTAGTTTGCAAACTTAAAGTTTTACCTGCTCTTATAAGAACACTCTCTGGTTTTACTATTACGTCCGAAGTTCCACGTCCAAGTATTGAGACATCATTTAATTCAGGGAATACACCGAAACTTTTAACGTTTTTGAATGACCCATTTTTATTTTTAAGTGCTAAATTTTGTTTTATTCTATACCCCAATGAAGTATTTTTTCCAGCAGCTTGAGCATTTTCATACTTTATAGTCATAGGACTACTATACGCCCCTTGTACGTAATAAGCATCTTGGAATCTTCTTTCACTATTTTGTAAAATAACACTAATTCTTTCTCCAACTGCAGGTACTTGAGAGATGAACAAAGGAAGTAGAGGTAAAATTATAAAAGGATCTTTTTCAGTCCAATCATCTACGTCTGGTACAAAATCATACCCCTTAAGTACAGATTCGATATTTTGGTCAAATGGATAAGCTCTGACCCTACCCAACAACATTGGGTCTTGGTTGTTAACAACCGTTGCTGGATATAATATTTTACTCATAGTTATTCCTCAAATTATATTCATGAAGAACTTTATTATAAAGATTTTCCACATTGTCTAAATGTGTGGATAGATTTATTATCATTTGTTTTGTTTCTTCAAAATCTTCAGATAAAAAATCCATAGCCTGAATTAATTCACTATTACCACTAGATTTTATTTCTGTGATAATGGTATTCAATTTCTCAATATCAATTTTAGATGACTGTATCATATCATATATTTAATCCCCAAGCTTCGACTGGTGGTTGTGGGGCCCCTAGACCAATTGCAGGCGGTAATGGTACTAAAACACTTGTTTTTGAATTCAAAGCCCTCTCTCTTTCTGACCCTTGTTGAGATCCAAAAAATGATTGTGTCATAAAATTCGGTGCCCCACTCGGCATAGCACCTGTTGGGATACCTACTTTTTGAAATTCTTTAACTATTTCCAAATTCGCACGTGCTTCTGAATATCCAGATCTGAATTTAGATAGTGGTAATAGTATTGCAGGAATTTCAATCTTAGTTCCTGTGAGTGCTACTTGAAATATTTGTTGTATTTCGTCAATAATACTTTGACATCGTCTGTAATCACCAAACAGTTTTACTAATAATCCACTCACAGTCAATAATTGAAGTATGATAGCTTCTTTTTTCGCACCATTTTTTTTGAGTTCTCTTATAATAATTCTCATCAATAAAACAATTTCCTTCTTAATTTCTTGGACTAATATTTTGATAAACTTAGCCATTACTTTAGATGACAGATTAATAAATAATTTACTGAAAATTTCAGAAAATTGTACAATGTTTTGAACTTTTGCTAATAATTGTCTATAGGATGGTAAAATCGAGGCCAACATCATATAAAACCCTAATATAATTTTGGGGGTCAAAATAGAAGAATACAAGGCTTGTGGTATTGCTTTTAATAATTCAGTATCTACAACTAATCTTAAATTCAACCCAGGTATTGCTATATTATTTTGTAAATTATCAACAAATGTACTTTCTACTGATTCAAATGCTTGTAAAATCTCTCCAGAAGTATTTGCACTTAAGACACTTAATATTTGATTGGTTATTTCTTCGTTATTGACAGGTAATTTTACATTATCACAATCTTGAAACTCTACAACTCCTTTTCTTAAATTTTCGATTGTGTAATCAATTTCTCTCAAATCTATTTCATTGAATTGAAAAAAAGATGCGTCAACGTCTTGAGTTGGTGAAACTTTTGCAATACCCGATACGTCAATCTCTTGTCTTTGGTCAAAACATAAACCCAACACTCTTTGTAACAAAAGTTGATATTTTCCTTTTACCTCTAGTTGTTGGGAGGACAAATTCATTTGTATACTTACGGCACCACAAATCGCGTCAAAAATTTGTCCAAATATATTTTGTAAATTGACAAGTTCTAATTTTCCATAATAATCTGTAAAAAATTGTGATACGATATTACTTTGAGGTCTATTGATTAAATCTATTTTGAAAAAACCACCAGGATTTCCTAAATTATCAGTTGTTGTAAATTCTATATTAAACAAAGGTTGACCTGAAACTCCATTATAAAAATCACCAGTTGCATCTAAATAGGTTTGTCCTGGTGTTTGAGTCAACTCATGTAAATCCTTATTAAATGGATATGTTCCGTTTGCTTGTACATTGTATGTTGTTCCCGTTTCATAAAAAATTTTACCAACTTTAGAGTTTGGAGCTGTCTGTAAGATACCGAATAAATCAATTGATTGAATTGGTATGTATAATGAATTGGTATTTGCCCCCGTTTGATTAGTTAGGTTAGAAACATCATTACCCAAGAAAGTTTGTTCTTGTGAACAACCTAATTGATTTATTACCTCAGCGATGAATAATTCAGGTAGTTCCGATCTAACTCTATTCAGAGTTTTTACGAAGATCTTTTTTACAGAATCTACTTTTGATTTTGCTTCATCTACTTTGTTCTTAGTTTTATCTAATGAACTTGAAATTGCACTACCCGAACTACTTACACTACCCTCAACACTAGCAATCGCTGAGGTTGTTTGTGTTAAAAATTGTTGAACGGGGATTGTATTTAGAACTTCAACAAGTTGGTCTAATTTGTTTTTAACTTGTCTCTGATATTCTTTTTTTTGATTTTGAATACTTTTTAATTGTTCTACAAGTTTCTTTGAACCAGTTTCTAGGTTTGATTCTCTTTTTTTTACAAGTTCTTGTTTTTGATTTTGAACTTCATTATAGGCAGCTACAGCTTCAATTTCATCCCTGATCCCTTGCCATTGCTCATCATATACACCACCCATTTCATTTGGTCATTTTATATTTGTCGTCCTCTAATGATTCAACATCTTTTAAAATAAGAGATTGTAACATTTCCTCGTCAATATCGGTTAATGACATATCGGACTGTTTATTCACTGATTTTTCCCAAATTGTTGATTGGAGTTTAGCTAAAGTAAGTTTTTTTTCAACAACATCATTTATGATTTTTTGTTGTTTTTCCAATACAGGTCCGATACTTTGCATATCCTCAGGGTCTTTCAAGAATGATAACATTTTATTCTGAACTCTGATTGCTGTAGTTCTTTGTTCAACAAGTTCATTGTAAATTTCTTGAAGGAGAGCAAGAACTGAGTCCTTGGATAAATTAATTTCTTTTTTTCTAGGTGTTGCCATAACAAATAAATAGTTTAAAAACGATTATTAATCGATTAGTTTGTTTAATACACTTAAATACAACTTTTTAAACTTTTTCATTGACGATCTTATTTCTTTCGTATTAAGATTTGTCATTTCTCTAATCGATAGGAGTATAATGTTTTTATTGTATTTGTTATTTTCTGTACCCTCAAAGTTTGTTTTATAGTTTTCGAATAGTTCTAAAAGTGATATCCCCAACTTTACTTCATTTTCTGATAAATTACCCGATTCCAAATATAATTTAAGATCTGTTATAAATACTTGTATGATGTCATCGGCTTCTGTTTTTTCATTTTCCAAATAATAAATCATATCTGGTCTATTCTCTAAAGTAGGTGAAATATCTTCATAAGACACATTTCTATTGGTGTCTTTTTGGTCTTTTATGATTTGACCCATCAGATAATTTTTACATATTGTCCCAAAGTAAGAATATGCTTTTTTATTTTTAGCTGGTTTGAATTTCTCAACTTTAGTCATCAAAAAACCATGAGTATCATTATGGATTTCAATAAAATCCATATCTTTACGATACAATTTATACCTCCTAATAATGGAGGATATCATTTTGTCTAGGGGACCCTTTAAATAGGTATTATAGATGATATTTCTTTCTTCAGCCGAATCTGTCTGAAGAAATTTAAGGACAGCATCTTCCTCCCTCTGATCAAAATAATTTTCTTTCGAAACCTTTTTAAGTTTCTTATTTTCTATATTCTCGATGGACATTAACCCATTTGTGTATCAAACTTTATGTTTCTGTCATCTTTGAAATAAAATTCTTTTTTAGCCGCGCCAATCCAAAATTTGACTTCATCTTCTGTCATCGTAGTAGTACCATTTTTGTAGTTCCAAAAAATAGACCCTTCTCTCATAGTGGTGTGCTTGTATCCTATTCTTGGAATTGTCATAATTTTCGCGGAATTATATGTCATTCTTAAAAGAAATTCATACACGAATGTCAATTTCATCGAGGGTTTAAATCCTCCAATTTCCAAATAATTAGATTTTTTAACTACACAACCCGATGTCTGAAAATTTTGATACTGTAGTAGTGTTTCGTTGGATAAATACCCAATTTCTTGAGAGAAATTAGCAGCAAAAGTGGCTTCGTTAGTAAACCCTAAAAACACTCCTTTATCATCGACATCCACAACTATAGGTAGAAAAACATCCACCTCAGGATAGAATTTGATATACTTTTGGACATTTCTAAACCAAACATTAGAATACTCGTCATCAAATTCAAGAAAACTTACATATGTTGACTGAGCATTTTCAATACCATAATTAAGTTGTGATTGAAAATTTGGGGTTTCAGTGTAAGGTAATAATTTAACATTCAAATTATCAAAATTATAATTTTTTAGTTTTTCTACTAAAGTTTCTTCTTCAGTATGAACAATTATTAACTCATTGAGTGAAACCTCTTGTATTTGTAGAGATTTAATCGCTTTGTCAAAGTATTCATCAAAATCTCTAACCAATCCTGATTTTATAGGTAAAATAACACTTATATCTAAACTTTCCATTTTATTTTTGATTTAGTTGGTTTAATTGTTGAAAGAAAAATTCTTTTCTTTTCATTTGAAACTCGTTAAATATTCTGACAACCTCAGTGTCGAATTCTTCAGTCATTCTGTAACTATTTGCTGTAGTTTCACCTTCACTATACAATGTGGGTAAAACACTGTCCTCTAACCATGTTTGTGCAAAATCTGCAATAACATCGACAATTTGTAATGTATTTTCAACCCATACACCATTTTTTTCATTCATCCATTCAGGTTTCAAATTTGGAATTTTACCTATTACTGGAATTCCTGACGCCATACACTCTATAGGGAAGGTACCAAACGATGATGTCGAATCTAACCACACTCCCAAAAAAGCATCATTCATAGCATTTGCAAACTCCTCCTCGCTTAAACCTCTAAGGTCTCTAAATGTGAAAAATCTAAATTGAGGATATTTGAGATAAAAACTTTTAATCAAATTAAGTCCTTCCCTCTGTTCTCTAGTATGAACCAAAATAATTGGTTTTGGTGGATGGGTCTGTTTAACAAAACAATCTGAAATTGTAGGTCTAATGATATCGAAAGAAACATTTCTCATTATTTTGGAGATTTCTTCTTTTTGAGTCTCCGAAGTAGCAATACATTTATAAAATCCGTATTGTTGCCATGTTGCCCCTGGACTCAAAGTTTCTAAAACGTGATCATACGCCTGACAAAGAACAATCTTACCACAAGGTAAATTTTTAACTTGTTCCATAACAAATCCGAAAATTTCAGGAATTACCAAAATATCTTCAGGAGCAATTTGTAAATTTGTACCTTCAATCACTTGAAACTCTAATCCTTCGTACTTCCTAAAAGACCAACTATCTATTGGCATATAATCAGGTTTTTCATACAACATAACAATTTTATATCCATCCTTACTTAAGGAACTAGCAATGTCATAAATGAATCTAATAGATGCTTTTGCATTTCCTTTAGTGTCTTGAACAAAGAAATATATTTTGTTCGATTTGGTATCTATGTTGTAAAGAGACCTCTGTAGATTTTGTTTTAAATCTTCACTCATTTTGTTATAATTTTTGAATAAATTTATTGAATAACATAGTGTTCCACGCTAATCTGAAAGAAACACTTAAATCATTAGATTTTTTACTTGCGATCATTTTTTCATCAATTGGTTGCATTTCTGAAAAAATCACATCTGTTAAAGTTTTTACTATCTCAAACTTAATTACGGAAATATGTTGATTTTCACCTGTTCCCGAAAAGTCTGGCCTGTCTATAAAATTATCAATTGCGTTGATATTAAGATAGTATTGTTCTCCTAAAACGTCTAGCATCATATTAAATTTTTTACAAGTTCTGAAAGTTCTGTGATCGAACTTATAGAATATTTTATTTTTATATCAGAATTATAAGGTTTTTCGAATTTAATTAAAGTTTTATTTTTGTTAATTTGTAATAATTCGGGGTCTGTTGTTAATAAAATATCAAATTCTTTCCATATTTTGTTTTTGGTTTTGTTATTATAAAAAACAATTTTTTCAATTTCACATCCGAATTTGGATACGAAGAACAAGGTTGCTGGTTTACTTTTACCTACTTGTTTTGAAATTAACAAAAACTCTACTTTACCAAAATACTCTTTATAAATTTCATTTAAAATATGAAATGTACCCATCTCAGTTGATGGAGCATGTCCAAAAATTTGCATAGTAAATTCGTTGAACATAAAGTTATAATATTCGTCGTCATTTTTAAAATTGAAATGATTTCGGTAATCATTAGTGTTATAAGGTTTATAGATTTCAAATTTGAAATCATCATCGACCAACTCTAATTCATCAATAAAGAACTTTTGATAAATTTGTTCTATTTTTTCGAATGTATCCCTTAAAACACCTTCTATATCAATTGCTATTCGAACTTTTGCCATACTTTTTTTTGTTTACCATTTCTTGAATCCAAGTGTAAGTTTTTTTCATACCATCTCTTAAAGTCATAGAACTTTCCCATCCAACTTTTTCTTTATAAAGTTTATTGTCTGAATTTCTACCTCTCACACCAGTTGGACACTTGAATCCGTATTTGTTTACAAATTCATCACCATCAATGTTTGTGATTTTTATATCTTTACCTGAAATATCTATAGCAATCTGAGCTAATTCGTTTATTGAGACCATTTCTTCCGATCCGATATTGACTGGACCTGTGAAATCACTTTCCATAAGTCGTAAAACGGCTTCTACACATTCTTCAACATACAAGAAGGAACGTGTTTGTTTTCCATCCCCCCACACTTCGATTTCGTATTCAGGTCTTGTTTGACCTATTATTTTTGTAGCGTCATCTATTTCTGCAACTTTCCTACACATGGCCGCTGGTGATTTTTCTTTACCACCAACCCATGTCCCTTGAGGACCAAATATATTGTGAAATCTAGCAATTCTAACATTCAAACCATAATTTCGTGCAAATGCGAGAAATAATCTTTCAGAAAATAATTTTTCCCAACCATATTCTGAATCTGGATTTGCGGGATATGCGGATGATTCTTCACAATTTGGATTGTCAGGGTCAAGTTGGTTATGTTCAGGATACATACAAGCAGAGGATGAATAAAATAATTTACCAACTTTTGTTTTTACACATTCATGAGCAACATTAAGATTTATCATTGCCGAATTATGCATTACATCCGCGTCATGTTCACCTGTAAAGATGTATCCCGCCCCACCCATATCAGCGGCCAATTGATATACTTCATCAAACCCTATTTCTTTGGAAAAAGGTTGTTTAAGATACTTAAATGGTTGGGGATAGTTACCATTGTTAACTTCTAATCTCATAACGGCTTTTACATTTTGAGGATCTCTTAAATCATAAGTAAGAAATTCGTCACAAATTTCATTTTCTTTGAAATACTCGTGTTTTTTCAAATCAACAACACGTACATAATGTCCTTCTGATTTCAGTCGTTTAGCTAAATGTCCCCCTATGAATCCACCCCCACCTAAAACTAATATATTTTTAAATTGTCTCATATTTTTTTTTGTTTTTTTTCGTAAATCATACCCAACTTATAGTTTATGTTACAAAGTGAATAAAATTACTCTGTAGAAATCCTTTAGTTATTTTTCAAAATATTTACGATATGTTTCTAAATATTTATTGGTATTTTCAGGTAAATAATTATAATAACTTTGAATATTGTCTAATAGTTTTAATGTGTTCCTATAACCAATAACTTCGTTTTCTAGATTACGAATTAGGTCTTGTGGGTTTCTCTCTTGATATACTGAGGCTCGTGTAAAAATAATAGATTCGGGATGATAAAATTGTTGGATATAAGCTCCCCATATATCATCCATTCTTCCAATAAAAGGTAAAACCGAATAATTTTTCAAGACACTTCTATGTAAAAAAGTATTTTGTGAATTGTAGGGTACCATCTGTTTGGTAGTAAATGTATCAAACTTTTCAAATTTTACAATTGGTTTTTTACTCAATCTACAAATTGCATCTATATCAGGATCTCCATCCCAAAATTCTGCCTGAACTAAAGGAACAATCTCAGTTTTTCCTTTGTATTCAATGTCATTTTTAACTTTCAAGTATTCTATTGGAAAACCTCTGTGCCACAATTCATTGTGAGTTGTAACAGAAATTGGATCGAAATATTTACAACTCGTATTTTCGTATAAATCAACAATTATTTTTTTACCAACAAAAATTTCGTCTCCCCAAAAATCATAAGGTATGTTATCATCGTCAACTGTTGCAACAATTTCCGCATTATTTTGATATGCATAAATAAATCCGAGGTTTCTTCTCTGTATCGTATTCCAACCAATCAGACTAGAAATTTCAGGATATAATTCATCTTGTTGACTAGGTGACAAATAAGTAACATTTTTATAATTTCGTTCTAATTTTCTATATTCATCTACAGGTGTTTTTAAATCACCAACTATAACGAATTGGAAATCTTTTTTTTCTGCAATTTCACAAAACTTTATCGTTGCCTTTGTTGGTGAATTAATTGTAGTCGTTATAATAAAATTTTTCATAATCCTAGTTTTTCAATATCAAAAAGGTATGTTGTTCGTACTGTTTATGTATTTCATACATTGGAAGATGTTTTTGTATAAAATCAATAACGTACTCCATAGTTTTATTATGCCACTCGACAAAAATATATTTCGATTTTTTTATTAAGTTAGAGTTTTCCAATATATTATATTCAGATGCTTCTACATCTAATTTGACTAAATCCGCAGGTCGATTTAAAAAGTATTCCAAAGTTTCAAGTTTAAAAATTTTACCAGGATATGTTTCTATTCTATCACCCCAAAACTCTTCTTTGAATTCACTTTGGATTTCGGAAACCATATATCCTCCATCGTTATTATCGCCGATTCCTTGAACCTTAGATTCCTTAACACCATAAAAAATCCCATAATTATAACCGTGAGTGAAGTCAAACTTAGATAGACGGTCAAAACATTTTGAATAATTTTCAAGATCTGGTTCGAAATAATGTAATTCATTTATTTTTTTTTCACTTAATAGGTTTATAAAATCACCATAGTTACACCCAATGTCTAAGACAACATTTAATTCTAATGGTGTTTCTAATAACCATTCTTTATACATTTTTTCTCCGTACATGTTAATTTAGTTTTATGTTTTTTTTAATTCGTAACTATTCCATCCCCAATTTTCACCATTTGAGGTTTCTGTAAAATTATTTACACATACAAATCTGTCGTTCATAGGAAGGATTTCACCTGGTAATGAGTTTTTGGTAGTCCCATGATTCAAATGAAAAACATGGGTATTTGATTTTTTTGTTTTATATTTCAAGGCTCCTTTTTTCATTAAATTTGAATCTGCAAAACATCTCCCCCCAAAAGATTCTTCGAAACCTTTTATTCCATACCATACATCTTTGTGTGCAAATTGAAAGTCACCACACCCAACAACCAAAGACCAAATATCCCCTGAATCCCAAACCGCTTTACCATCAATAACAGCATCTGGTTGTTGTTTGAAATTTGATGAATTGTTTCTTATTTCTTCAAATAATTTTTGACTGTCATTAAATTTAAGATGAAATTCTTCAGGAACGTCTATTCTTGCCGAAGTATAAAGAGTATTTTTTTCAAAATCATTTAAATTTAATTTTCCAACTAAAACGTCAATATTTGTGACTAAAATCCAATCGTTAGTCGCTCTCCTAATACCAATATTTCTAGCAATAACCTCAACGATTGAGTAATTTTGATATTCAGGGTTATTTTTTAATATATCCTGTTTAGTAACAATATATGATATAATTTTTTGTTTATTGTTTATACTATAGATGGTTTCTTCTATCAGTGATTTTCCATTAGAGTTCCAGTCAACATAGATAATCTCATCAAATGATTCACTTAGTATGTTTAACGAGTGTTTAAATCTATGTACAAGATTACCGCCGTAGTTATCGTTTTTGCCAATCAAAACAACTGAAATTTTATTCTCCATTATCTTTCTATTTTTTTATAAAGTTTATCACAGAAATTTTTACTAGTTACAGAACTAGTATGGTGATAAGTTCCCAAAATGTTCCAAATAAACTCATTAGTTATATTTTACATATTCTTTTACCTCTCTTATTTCAGAATTGGTAATAAGGTTTATTTCGTTCTTTAATATAAATCTTTGGTCGTTTGTGATGTACACTTTTCTCGAAAGATCTATAAAATCGTCTTCAAAACTTTTTTCATTTTCAAGCATCCTCAACTTGTCTTCGACATTCCAAAGTTTTTCATTTACATCGCATAATTGGTGATACAAATCTTCTATTTTAGGTCTGTCCAAATAAATTGATGACAAATTATAAAGTAACTCGAATTCTTTATTAATCAAGATTAATTTTTTTTCGTTATCTATTTTAATTTTTTTAACGTGTAGAATTGATAATTTATCAATTAATTCACCAACACTTATAGGCACGTAAATCATTTAATATAAATTAAATCTTTATCAAATATATGTTCTACTTGATGAAAGCTAGGTGGATTATGTCTTGAATATACGGTAACATTTTTTAAACCTAACTTACTAATTATGTATAAAATTGAAGTTTCAACAGTATAAATATGTTTGGCTTTGAGCAACAACCCAATCCAATCGAAAAGATTGTCCCACCCTAGGTATATCATTTCTATTGCGTTTTCATACTCGCCCATATGTGAACATGGTTGTGAATGTGGCGGAGAACCATACATTCTATTAACAAAAACAAATTCTCTATCATTAGCATCAAAATAATCAATTAATTTCTGTTCTCTTTCTAGATTTCTTTCGAAGGTAAAATGTTCAATCCAGTCACTAAAATCCATATCAAGTAATTTATATTTTGCATGCATTACAGAGCCATTATAATGTCTATCAAAATGTTGAATTGGTAGATATACGTCGTACCAATTAATCAACATAGGTTTTGAATGACCCTCGTTGTAGATGTTTTTATATGGAAAATCAATGTTTTCATTAACAAATATCAAACCGTTAATTTTAATATAATCTTTAATGAATTCAAATTGTGAGATAACTGGCCATATAACTGTATATCCTTTAATTAAATAATCTTTTGCAATTTTTTGTGTGAAAAAAATATCACCAATTCCTGCGGGTTGTCGTATTAAACAAATTTTAGACATATTCTTTTAAGTAGTTTTCAAAAATCCAATCTTCTAACACACTATACTTCAGAACTCTATTAAAGTTATCTTTGATAGCTTCTATTTTTGATTGATATAACTCTTCGGTTAGTTCAGACAGGTCAAATGTACCATCAAAAAAAATTATCCCTTCGGAGTTGAAATATTTTACAACATTTTTTGTGCCCATGTAAATTGGTACAGTACCAGTTGCAAAACAATCTAATATTTTTTCTGTAAAATAGGTATCATAGGTATCATTTTCAACTGCAAATGAAAAACGGTAATTTTTTAAACCAATTTCTTTATTTGGAATTTCTTTAATACCTCGACCGAAAACATCAATTTTATCAATGTTATTCATTGCAAAATCATGTCTAATTTCATGTTGACGTGTCCATCTTTTGTTTGATGTAATCATCGAGACCATCTTTGTCTTCGGGTGAATTCCAAATTCTTTAATATAACTACCATATGCTGGTGTCCATTTGAACTTTGGATTCAATGAAAGTAGTTCATCATTGTGGGTCCAAATCTGTTCGAACGTATTTAAAACATCATCTAAGTTCGATTTGATGTTATCAATGGCACCACCATCAAATTTTCTTGATTCAATTACCCAAAGGAATTTTTTTTTAACACCATTGTCAACCTTATGGTCCTCAATACCCTTGAACAAATCATTGTCTAAGTAAACTGAAATCGGGTTTTCGTAACTATTGAAACACCATTCGATAAATTTGGGGGGTTTATTTGCTGTAGAACCTTTGTCGTGAGCAAAGTTTCTTGATAACATATTTAATTTAACCATCCGTCTTCATATTTAACTTCGACAACAGTCCAATATGGTTCATAAATATCTTTATAATTTCTTGGTCCTCTCGGTCCAAACCAAATAGACGGCGCTACTATTTTTTTATTGGGGTTATTATTTAAAAAACTTCCCCACCATGAGAATGTAGAATTCACAATGATATTATTTTTACACAATGACATTAACCACAATTCTCTATAATCTTCATCGTCCACGTAATTTACATTATCAAACTTGAGATTTTCTTTTACCCATACTTTATCATCACTAAAAACAAATACGTGAGAATATTCACCGATCTCTTTAATGGCGTTTTCAATATATTTCTCAGTCGCAATTGGGTGGATATCAGGATTCATAAAACAATCACCCCTCCTAATGTGAATTGACAGTGTTTTTTCTTCATTCAGTTCAGGATGTTTCTCCAACATCTCATTAATAAATTCTTTGGTAGGTGAGAAGGTGTTTCTGATTTGGTTGTCTTGACCCAAAAAATTTTTTGAACTTTGAAAGTATCCATCAAATACTGTATTGTTTTCTTTGACATGTACCTCACTATACTCCCATGGACCCTCACTTACTTTTTCAAAACCATCAATATTATCTACAAACTTTAATTTTCTGAAAATATTATTTAAGTAGTTTTCTGTTTGTCTACCTTGCATTGGAGTCCACGATTTAGGGATAAAAACCACTTCTCTGTTGTGTATCATACCTTGTGCTATAGCATGAGCGGCTTGGAAAATTTGATTACCTAACCCCCCCATCAAATTACATGATATCAAATTATTCATATTATTAATTTTTTCATTGTAAATTTATAACAAAACCATCAGGTTTTGTATTTTTTTTATAAAATTTTAATCTTCCATCATATTGTACGATTAGTTTTGAAAGTTGTTCGATAACCTCATCAATTTCAATAACATTTAAATAATACCCCTCATCTAACAAATCTAAACAAAGTTTGAATTGTTGGGACTCCTCTATGATATCTGTTCCTTTTTTGTATGTTATGTAATTCATAACAAATGGCACACTTTTATCGGGATTTTGTTTCATAAAAAAGTCTTTCAAAAACAATGCGTGTTCTTTGTTAGACTCATCAACAGTTAATGGTAAATTTAAATTCATCCCAAGTTTTTTAGCGTAATAACCTAAAGATCTATTGTCTCTTGGTAAACAGGGACCACCGAATCCAAATCCATATTTCATATATTTTTTTCCAACTCTACTATCTGAGCTAATAGCTTCTAAAACATTGGTAATTTCATTATCTAAATTAGATTTGGATAGAATATCACCCATCATATTTGCATAACTAATTTTGGTTGTCAAAAAACAATTAATACCAATTTTTGTTATTTCAGCAGCTTTACATGACATTATGTGGGCATTTACTACTGTTGTTTGTATTTTAGTGTATATTTTAATTAAATCGTTGGATAATTCTTGGTGATCTGTACCAATCAAAACAATATCAGATTCTTTAAGACCTTTGACAATTTCTCCTTGAGCAATAAACTCAGGGTTATATGCAACCTGAACCTTGAGTTTAGATAGTTTTTTTTGAACCTGATCCACATCACCAGGGTTTGTGGTGCATCCAACAATAAACTTCTTTCCATACAAAGGAATTTCTAATCTTGAGGCTTCATAAAAATCATTAACAACTTCAAAAACAGCGGTTGTATCATAATTACCTTCTGTTGTCGATGGAGTTGCTACAAACGTGAATATAATATCGCATTGTTCGATAATTTCTATATTGTTAGTTGTTGCGCTGAAATTACGTACTTCAAGTAACATTTTCTGAACTGAAGGTTCATTTGAATTGGAAAAACGTTGGTTTAAATTGTATACATATCCCTTTCTTATATCTGACACAAAAACTGAGTAACCAACTTTTTCACACAATAGGGCAAAAGTTAGACCTAATCTTCCAGCACCAATTACACCTATTTTCATATAATTTCTTTGTTTTTTAGAGAAAAAAATGGGATTGATACCATTTTATGTTTATTTTTTTTATTGAGATTTGTAAAAATAGCAATAATTTTAGATTCTTTATCGCTATAACTAGATTTATTTATACCATACTCCATTACCCATTCTAACTCTTCATATGTAGCACCAATTTGTTTTTCATCATTTCTGTTGTCGTCCCATAATCCATCGGTTGGTTCCGCATCAACGATCTCGTGACTGACACCTAAATGGATACCTAAATTTTTAACTTCAGTTTTGTATAGGTCGGCAATTGGCGAAATGTCAACCCCACCATCACCATACTTTGTGTAAAAACCTACACCGAAATCTTCAACCTTATTACCAGTACCAACAACAATTCCATTAGTTGATGATGCAATTTGATATAAAGTCATCATCCTTAATCTCGATTTTGAATTAGCAAACCCTAACTCAGAGTTATAAACCTCTTGGAAAATAGGATGTGATTTAAATTCTTCGAATGTTTTGCTCAAATCAACATTTATACTAATCACATTTTTTTTAAATTTTGAACACAAATCTGTCATATGTTTCTCTGACAACTCGGTATTTTTGGGCGCGGAGTTCAATGGTATCCCAACAACAATTGTCGGTAACCCTGTTCTAGCACATAAGGTAGAAACTACGGCCGAATCAATCCCACCTGAAACCCCTACAACTAAAGTATCAATGTTGTTTGACTTTACATAATCTTTAATCCATTCTTGGATCAGGATTGATAGGTTATAATAATCCATAATTCTATTCATAATCTCAACAAATTCAGTTTGGATTTAATTCTTATTTCATTAGCACATTTTGATTGTACATTGACTCCTCCTGCAGCACTTCGGGTTTTATGGTCGTTATAAGGTGATGTTTCATTATAAACATATAACACTTTATTTATAAATTTGTAGTGTTTCTCACCACAAAGTTCTAATAACGGAAAAGAATATGCCACATCAGCGCCTGACTTATAGTAATCACCATTGTTATCCAAAAAATTTTCTTTAGGTATGTTTTTCCATAAAAAAGATTTCCAGGTTCGTAAATGAGAAAATCTAAAATCATCGGTCCTTATTGTATCAGGGTTACATTTCTGTGAAAACCCTTGAATACCATTACTGTACATAAAAGAACCATTAGTTAACCAAGTGTTACCATCTGAATAAATTTTATTTATCAAACTTAAAACATCATTACCTAACAAAAAATCGTCACCGTCGACTTCTACTATGATATCTTCATCATCGAAATTAGAAATTAATTCATCTAAATTTCGTAACTTAAATTTTTTTTCGGTATTCTCTATTAATTTAAATCGGTCGTCATTGTGGATCAATTCTTTTACTAGATCCGAACCATTGTCTGTTGACACATCATCGATCAGAAAAACTTCAAAATCTTTGAAGTTTTGAATTTTTATACTGTCAATATAAGTTTTCAAATAATTTTTTGCATTCCAAAAACAAGAAACAATTTTGATCATATCATGCCCCCTGATTAATCAATTTATAATATTTATCCTCTATTAATTCAACAACAACATTACTGTCAAACTTATTTAATTCCTCATTCGATGGTGGAGTAATTAAATTTTTATCTAGAATATTACCTGAAGAATCTACTTTATAAATCCAAGCGGGTTTTCCACAAAACCAACTTTCAATGGTAGTACGACCTAATAAAATTCCCGCAGTCTCACTAACTCTTTTAATGAAGTCTTCAGTTTTCCATGTCGAGTTAAAATATTTAACATGTGTATTTTTCAATATATCCTGTAAATAGTTTGATTTATTATCACCAACTAACCATAATTCTTTACCATTTTCTTTGGAGTAGGAAATTAAATCTTTAATTGTATTTTCTCTTAAATAGTCAATACTACCGACAAACAAGACTGCGTTTTCAACGTTTGTGTTTTTATTTGAAAACCGATTCTTATCTACAGGATTATAAATAACCGAAGTTTTATCTTTAGGTATTTCGTAAACATCAATTATGTGTTGTTGAATTTCAGGTCGTATACAAATGTACTCTCTGATCGTATCATTGATAACTGGTTTTTCTAAACTTATTACTTCTGAATGTATTGTAGAAATTTTTGGTATATTGGGATAAAGTTGACAAATAAAATTTGTTGTAGGTTCATGTTGAACATGAATAATGTCGAAGTTTACTTCAGAAACTTTGTACATTGTATTTGGAGTCGAAACGACCATACCTTGTGGAGTATTTAAACTCCATTTACCATCACCTAACTTGAATCCTGGAGGTTCTTGCAATGAATATGTTTTAATACCAAGTCTCTTGGCCATATCCTCAAGAGGTTTTCCAACATCCGAAAGCACGGTAACATCATGACCTAACCCAACCAATGTTCGTGCTAACTCATAGACATAAACTTCAGATCCTGTAAATGTTTTAAAAAAAAGACAAGAAAGGAGAATCTTAAGTTTTTCACTCTTTTTCTTGGGTACGATCTTGGGTAATTCACTAGAATATCTTTCACTAAATTGTATTCTATTTCTTTCCCATTTTTCATTGGTCATACCAATCGATTTATGAGTTACTCTAATATCGAACATCACTCCAATTTGTACTCCTTCTAAAAAATTTTGGAATGAAAAATTTACATCATAAAAATGGAAACCTTCTACAGTTTCATCAAATCTTTTTTTAATCCTAGACTTACTCAAACAAATAAATAATCCATCGACAATAACTACGTCCTTTAATTTATCGCCAAGGCTCGAACTGTACTTTGATTCCCACTTTTTACCTTCACTTTCATGGTTAACTATTCCATACATTTTACTCCTATCTTCCCACCACATTCCACTTTTTGGCATATGACTAGTACCAGCAAGACCTATAATACCATGTGGATTTTTTTCGAAATGTCTGACTAATTTTTTGACCCAATTTTTAGTGTCGAAATAAATGTCATCGTGACACAATACTACAATATCATTTGTAGATTCTTCTAGTATTTCGTTATAGACTTCTGTTAATGAACGTCCATCGGGATTTACTTTTTCAATAATCTCGATTTTGGGGTGTCCACTTGATTTACGAAGTAATTCTTTGAATTCTTCGGAAGATTTTCTTGTACTATATCCTACTGTTATCATAATTAAATTCCTGTTGAACCGAAACCATTTTCGCCTCTGTCTTTTTCTTGTATACTATCTAGTTGTTGTAAAATAACTACAGACCCAACATAAACAGGATATAGTCCACATTGAGCAATTTTTTGTTGTTTTTTTATAAAAATTGATTCAGACGTTGTATTATAAACTATTACTTTTATTTCACCATTGTAACCTGAATCTATTGTTCCTGGACTATTTAATACTACCAACCCTTGGTTGATTGCTAGTCCACTTTTAGTTCGCACTTGAAGTTCATTATACGCTGGAATGTCAAACTTTAACCCAGTCGGTATCAAAGCTCTTTGAAATCCACCCAACTCATAATCTATAACTGAGTGTAAATCAAAACATGAATCAGTTCCATAATTGTATTTTGGATCAACAGCATCTGGATGAATTTTAACATAATTCAATCTAATTCGACCATCAAAAACATTTTCACTAATTATGTTTGAATTTTCACTCGAAGAAAGAGTTTCTATTAGTTTTTCAAAATCTACACCAAGTTTTTCTGACAAATTAGATAATTCATTATCTCCATTTTCTTCGAGATTACGTGACAACTCTTTCAACTCCTCATGTAATTGATCAAGTGTTGAATCTAAATCAAAGTCCTCTTTATTTTCATTTAAATTTGAATCTTTCATCATTTCAACTCTTTAAGTTTTTTTATTAAATCCACTAAAACCAACACATCACGTTCACAATACTCAACAATCAAATTCAATTGATTGTATTCCCAATATGCTTCATGCACTCGATTTCCTGTAATCTCACCTTCCTTAGAGGAAGGTACCCCCATAGCAGCACACATCAATTCCAAAGAAGATAAACCAAAGGGATTACCAAATTTCCAAACATCCATTGTGTCAATTGCTCTGATTTCCCAAGGTTTTGTTTCATAACTAGGTAAAAGTGTAGATGGTTTTATTCCGTTAATTACCATTCTTTTAAGAAGGTGTGGTATATCAAAATTTTTTACATTATGTCCACACAACCAAAAATCAGATTTTTGAACTTTATTGAACAATTGATTTATTTCTAACAATACTTGTTTTTCATCGTCACCTGAAATGGTCTGTTTGTGAACTTTACCATCAGGTGTGACAAATGCAAAACTTGCACAAACTATTTTTGAAAATTCTGGTACAAGTGCCGCTCTGTTAATAAAAACTTGTTCTTTAGGTAATTCCTTATCTTCAGGAAATCTTTTCAAAAACCAGTCAAAATAGTTATGAAATTGTTTTAATAACATCTCATTATTCTTCTCTAGTTCTTCGTAGTTCCTGAATAAACCTACGGTTTCAATGTCAAAAAAAAGGATTTTATTTATTTGTTGTGTTATCATAGTATGGATTTGTAAAATTCTGCTCTATCTTTTGTAACTTTTTCTAAACTATATTTTTCATGTACTGTCTCATACAATCTTTCACCCAAGTCTTTTGCAAAATTTGGATTTTGGATAAGTTTTTTAGTAAATTTGAACCAATCACTATGATTTCTGTTTTCATCAACTAAAAGGGCGTTTCCGTTTGTAAATATACCATTGTCTAGGGCGTGAGTCAAATCTATAGTGTATGGCCCCAAATTTGATGCAATCAACGCTTTTTTATAAAAACCAGCCTCAATTACTTTTAATTGAGATTTCATCCTATTGAATATGTGATTTTTAATTGGAGCTAATGATACATCAAACTTTGTATAATTTTTTGCATATTGTTGAATAGGTCTAGTCCAAATTCTTTTGTAAAATTCGTGAGAAAATTGTCTATCATCTTCTTCTTTGAATCTCATAAGAAAATTATGATATTCGGGGGAAATTAGTTTGTAACTATCTGTAAAAACTTGCTCGTATTTGTACCACACAGTTTCATGGGGTTTGATATCCCTTTTTTTCTGTTCACCTGTTTGTTGATTAATTTCGGTAACACTACCTCTAATATCAAAACCACAAAGATATACTTCAGTAGTGTCTTTGAATTCGTGCATACGAGAGAAAATTGATTCAAGTATAGTAATATCATGTAAGTGTGATGATCCACCCAACCATCCGAATCTTAATTTATCTGACGGTTCTGTAACAGCATTAAACTGTGTTTCTGTTTTACTAATTGCATTTGGAAATACGACCACATTTTTGTTGTGTTTCGACATTTCTTGAGCAAAAAGACTCGTTGTTGTCGTAACATAATCACTAACTTTAAGATTTTCTATTATTTTTTCATGAATTTTATTTGATACAACTAAATCGTGAATGGGATGGTCTTTTGTTGGGAGCCAATAATCGTCCAAATCCATTATTGTTTTTATTCCCAATTGACCAACCATTTTAATAAGGTTGGCAGAAACATCATAGTTTTGACCAATGGTTCGATGGAAATGTACTATTTGGTATTTTTTCCAAAAATTTATGTCATTGAGTTGAGGTTGATAATCAATGTCAATATGAAATTCATCACCGTACATATTTTGTAACATTATGTGCGGATCTAATGACCTAAATTTACCAACTCCTGTAGTATCTGAAGGTAATACTAAAATATTAATCTTTGATTTTTGCATAGTTATTTCTTAGATTAAAAATCTAAGAAAAACGATGAATAAAAAAAGTGTTTACTTAACCTTTTTAATTTTTGTTACAACACCTTCGAAAACGTGACTCCCGACTCTAAACGTTAACACCTGTTTGGTCGATGAACTTTCTTCGTATAAAAGTCCTTTTTCAGTGAGAACCTCTTCAATAGTTTCTTTCAACATAGATTTTAATGTACTATAATCAAAATTAGATTGAATTTTTTTTGGTTCACCTTTTATGTTACCAGCGGCATCGGTTTTCATTAACCTAGCTGCAGCTTCCACTAGTTCATTTGACAATACAGGTTGTGTTTGTGGTTGTTCGATTGGGTGTTCCAACATCAATCTTTTGATCTCATCTGGTAATTTAGAATTTTGAATTTTTTGTGACATTGGAACGTTCGAGTTTTGTTGTGGTACTTGTTTTTGTTCCTGTAAAAATTCTTGTGGGATGTTATAATTTGCGTTGATAGGTTCAAAACTTTGAACACTAGGTGACGAAATACTCATAGGTGAATTACCTCGTGGCATTTCGTTTTGTTTATCCATAATTTTTTTAGCGACTGCTAACTTCTGAAATAGGTCTTGATTCATATTATACTGTTTGTGCGTTAAACTTTGCATTAATAATAATCCTACTCATACTTTTGTCACCATTAAAATTGTAATTTGGTCTAGGTTGATTAAAATTTGTTCGCAAAGGTTTATACATTGTGATTTTATCGACTCTAAATAACCTCCATCCTGGTAAAGGTTGAGAACCTAAATATCCTGTGTGTGAAGCACCTGTTATGTCCCACGCTCTTAAAACTAAATTGTTCGCCTTAGAATAACCCAAACATAGTGGCTCAATTTCTCTTAAACCTCTACCACCAGGTTCATCTCCTGTGTAATAGATTGTACACACTTGTTTTTTTTCTATAGACTGTCGAATATCATTAATAGACGCGGCCTCTAAAATTAGATGATATAGAGATTCAATAAGTTTCATTACTGTTCAACTCTGTATGGTTTGTTTGGTTGATATAAATTGAATTTAATGTTTAGTTTACGTTCCAAAATGTCAACAGAGGTGCCTGCTTGTTCGTTGTACACGTCTAAGTAAGATCCCGTACCTCTACCGATTTCATCACCATCTCCAACCGCGGCAGGGTTGGTTGATGAATATTCGTTTCCTTGTTGTTTAAAATCATTTTTTACAATGTTTTTTTTTCTCTCAACATCGGCAATTGCTGTAAGTCTGTTTTCTGGTTGAGAAAAATCAAGTGGTTCTAGTGCCATAGTTTTTAAATTTTACTAAAAATTTCGTTTATTCTTTTAAGATTTTCTGTCACTTTCAAATCGTATTGTTGTATGTTTGTTTTTTTTGGTGTTGTTTTGGCTATGTTAAGATTGATATCTGCAGTTGGTACTTGAATGAACTCGTTATCCATTCCTGTATCCCTTTTAATTTTTTCAGACCCCTGTATACTTTGTCTAGCATTTGATAAACAAGTGTTAACAAAATCTTTCATTTTGTTTTCGCCATTCAAAATAAAAGGAGCATCTACATTACGACCTTGAAAGGTATCAAAAAAATTTTTAATTCTTTTTAACTCAGGATATGATACTTGTTGAGTGTTTTGTAATCGTAAGTTTCGATTATACCCTTCCGTATTTTGATCTGCGTTTTTCACTTTAGTAAAACAAATTTTCATATGATTTCTCATATCTTCGGGAAAATTCCATTTTCTATCATACAATTGACTATTCATTATCTGAATTTTTTACCATTTTTATAATGTCAGACATTTCTAATCCTTCTTTTTTTGCCATACTAATTAATGATTTTAGGTTCTTTTTCAAGACTGCGGATACTTCAACTTCTTTATTTTTGATATCTCCACTAGAATGTCTTTTAGCTAGAATGTCTTCTACAACATCTTTCATTTTATTTTTTCTTTCCTTAACAATCATACGAATATCAGAACCTGGTAACTTCTTATTTCTATTTACTTTGATGACTTTACCAAACTCTTCAGCCCTTTCTTCAGGATTTTCAACTCCCATATCTTTTAAAGTAGCTATGGTTTTTTCGGGAGATAGGTCTTTTGTTTCTTCCCATCCAAATGCTTTGGACATATCTTCTTCTCTTTGAACACTTTCACCCCAATAAACTCGGTATCCTCTCATAACGGGATTTCCTGGTTGAGCCACTGCGTATACTGTTTGGTCCATAGTTTTCCTTGGAGACATTTTCGGATCATGTATTGGAATTTTCGAATTACTCAAACTACCATCAAAATCCACCAATTCATCTATTTCACCATTTTTACTAGGTTTAATCTTTGATAAAATCTTTTGAATTTGTTTCTTAGAAAATCTTTTTTTGGATTTTTGAATTTTTTCAAAAATGAACTTTAAATTTTTTTCTGAAGTATGTGGGAAAGACATAATTTCCTCGTCACGTCTAGATTCGGATAAATTTTTCCCGTTCGAATAATAAACATCGATAGTGTCGATGTTTTTCTTCATAAAGAAATACATATTGTTAAAAAAATATTCCTCTCCGTATTGAATCATAATTTTTTTTAATATAAATACTTTCTAATTGTATTTATTCATATGGCTTATCAAAACATTAACCAATATGTCAAATCAAAGTTGTATTTACAACCTGTATTACAAATTTCGGATATTTCTTTAGCCAATGATGAACGACAATACAATGAGGAAGTTGTTTTTTCACCATTAATTATCGGAGCTAATGATGGTGATGTATTACCTGTAAAAATTGATTTAAATTTTTCAGGATCATCTCAGAAAATAGATTTACCATTTGGTGAGTATAAAAGGGAAAACGTAATAGTTTCTGAAAACTATTATAATCCTTATGATTATATTTTGGATTGTTTTTCAGGAAAAAGTATTTGTGATATAGGTTTGACAGGTACTGACAATGGATTAGTTACAGGAATGACAGGTCAAAGTATCTCATATACTGAAGGGTTATTGGACGATAGTGAAAAGTTCGATCGATTAAAATTTGATAGAAGATTAAAATTATTTCAAGTAACCGGATATACGAACCATCCAAATCATAGATTTTCGGGAATTACCGCAGAAACTGCCTATGAAATGGTATCGTATACAGCTAATACAGTTGGAGTTTACAATGAACTTTACGGAGGATTTTATCAAGGTTTTTATGAACTTTTCGGGTATAATTATAAAATACTACCTGAAAGATATACCAAAGGTTGGACAGTTGAAATGACACTGAAACCAAGGATATACAATCAGTATTCAACACCATCAGGTAAAACAACTCTGAACCAATATTATCCAAACAATTCGGGTATTTTTTTCTACTTAGGTACTCGTGCCGAAAACAAATATTGGCATTTTGCACAAGGAAAAAATCCCACAGATCCTGATTATGATCGGGTAACTAAAAGATTAAAAGATTTAACAACTTGTGATTGTACAACACTAAATCCAGGATACTCAACTAACTCCACATCTCATTTTGACTTGAGTGTTTCAGGTGCGACAATTCAAGTTGGCCAGGATTTGTTATGGACTTCAGGGGATACTTGTGTTGTATATCATAACGAACTTGCTTTTTTAACAGGTAATGTTATTGGGTATTCAGCTGAAACAAGTTCTTTGCAATTTGTTACAACCTATCGTGTTGGAAAAGGAGATTTTCAATATTGGATTGTTGATAAATTAAATTTTTTAGAATACAATAATTCCGATTGTTATTTTGTGTATCCACCTACTGGGGTTACAGATTATCACTACACGGAAAGTCCTTGTTGTCCTGATGAACCACAAGTCCCTGTAGCAGAACAAGATGCAGCCTATAACGGGATGTCCAACGCACTTGCCATAAGATTTAGCGGTGATCCAACCAATCCAAAAATATGTATTAGAACCTTAACTATGACGGGTGATTGTATAACTAGTGGTAGTTGTGAAACCACAGGTTTCGAATCTCAAACAGGATACTCAATTAACAACTATTGTACTACAAAAAGAATATACGATGAATGTAGTGGAACCACTTATTCATTAGATGAACATTGGGTTTTAATTGATGTGGTTTTTGAAAGAAATACGGCATTGGATGAATGTGATTTAGTTTACCTTGGTGGTTTAGGAGTAATTTCTAATTTAGTATTCACAGCATCTACAGATAGTAATTCAGTTTCATTAATTTCGCCGCCAATAACACATTACCAATTAAATCCTGAAAAAGAAGAGTTGGTACAACTTAACAATGAGTGGTTATTGGAAAAAGGTTTCCGTAAAGGAAAATTCAAAATTTTTGTAAATGGTAAATTATTCGAAACTTTTGACAATGTCGAAGAAATTATTCCGAGAGGACTTTATGGCCATAAAGAAACTCAAGTGGGGGTTCCATTTAATATTTCATGGGGTGGAGGTACACAAGGACTACACGAGAATTTAATTTTTAGTGCTATTCCTACCAATGATTTGAATTATTATATTCAAGATCCTGAATTATTCCCACCAAACATCTTGAGTGGAACAAGTTTAAGTGCGTTAACTACTAATATTTTAATTGAACAGAATTTTGCAGGGTCATTTGATGGAGGAATTTCTTCATTTTCGATGTACGCTAAACCTTTGACTATACCTGAAATACAACATAATGCAAGAATATTAGAACCAAAATACGATTTCTTGAACGCTTATTGTTTTACGTGTCTTGATTCAACTCCGACGGCAACCCCAACTAATACTCCGACTCAAACACCAACCAATACACAAACACCGACAAATAGTCAAACACCTACAAACACTCCATCTAACACAATAACACAAACACCGACAAATAGTCAAACACCTACAAACACTCCATCTAACACAATAACACAAACACCGACAAATAGTCAAACACCTACAAACACTCCATCTAACACAATAACA